TATCTTATAAGATATATAATATAAGCGATATAGACAATATAGTAGTAATATATCAATAAAAATAGAACTAATATAGTAAATGATAAAGTAAATAGAGATAAATAGTATAAAGATAAAACTAAAAATTAATAAAGAGTAATAAAAAGAAATAGACATAGAGTGAAATAGTAGAAAAAATAGAGATAAACATGAAATAAGAATAAGGTAAAAGCTAATAATGAAAATAAAATAAGAAATAAAGTTGAACGTAAAGATATGAAAGAAAAAGTGGAGTATATAGTAAGTATAATAAATAATGAATAAAATAGAATAAAAATAAACATAAAATAGACACAATTATATAAATATAGTTGACTATAAACTTAAAAGAAAATAAAAAGTAATAGAGACGTATGAAATAAACATAAAAATAAAATAGAAATAAAAACTAAGAATAAAATAGAAATAAAATAAAAGATAAAGGTAATAAAAAAGACCTATATAGTATATGATATAAATAATTGTGAGGGAGGGAGTATTACTAGCAACCCCCGCCATTAAGATAACGAATTGAACTCCCCCGTCAAGGAGCTAAAGATAAGCATGCTTCTCTCAATCAAGAAAAAACAAGAACAATTCATCAAGAAAAAAACAAGACTTGGCATGAGAAGGACTTGTGCTGTTGGTCGTGTACCAACTGATAATAAATTTAATAATTACAATTATGACAACAATTAAAGCAATCGTGAATGGTGTTCAAATTTCTAACATTAATGGTACTATCAGTATTAGTATTACAACTAATGCTACATTTGATGGTTTCATTCGTAATGTTGACCGCAACACTGGTGTTATTGATTACACTAGAGGTATGGTTAATAATGTGCGTTTCACAATGAGTCAATTCGTTCACTTCGTGAATGCTATTGCTCCAATGCACGCATATTATTTTGCTGGCATTAATCCTTTTGAGCTTTCTCAGAAGGATGCTAGAGACCTTCTTCTTGGTGCTACAATGACATTTACTCGCAACTTTCAGCCTGCTGGTACAGAGTATTTTGACGCTAATGGTGAGCACAAGGCTACAAATGGTGATAGATTTGATACTCAAATTCTTTCTATTGAGCCATCTGACCTTAATAATGCTATCATCTTCGATATGGAACGTACTCCTGCAATGGTAATGACTGCAATCAACGCTGCAAAGACTGTTCAGCCTGTGATTACAGATGATACAGCTACTTCACCTGTTGATGAGAAGACTGCTGATGATACAGCTACTTCACCTGTTGATGCTGCACCTGATGATGAGAAGACTGCTGATGATAAAGCTGCTGAGGCTGAGTAATGTTTAACATGGAGTAGAGCTTAGTGCTCTACTCCTTTAAAATGAAATGATTATGAAAAGTGATAAATTGCTTGATGCAGCATGTATTGCAACAATGTTGTTCTTCTTTGGAATAGCTTTTGTTGCATGTTTGTTGCGTGTTGGTTGAGTTCTTGCTAGAGTGGCTGATTGCTACTCTAGCTTGATTCTTCCTCTTGCAACTCATCAAGAAAGAAATGAGAATACTCATCAAGAAAAGAACAAGACTTGGTCATCAAGAAAAAAACAAGACCCGACAGTGAAAAGTTAGTGAAGTTCCTTATAAGACTTTTAAGACTTTTCTTATTATTAATTTAATTATAGGAGAACTATATTATGAATAATTATTTAGCAATGAATATTTGTGAAGCTATTATGTCTATAAAGAATGATAGCGTTAATGTTACTATTATTACAAATAATGGTAATGTTTATAATAATGTTGAAGTAAATGATTTTGATACAAAAGGTGTATATTTTAGTAATGATAAATATGCACCTTATGTTGCTTACGATAAGATTGTTGAAATCAATGTTAGAAATAAAGTTGATTAATGATATTGATTATGAGGATATTTATGATAATATTAATGATTATGAATATCCTTATAATCATATAAATAAAGGTGAACTTTAATAAGTTCACCTTTAATCGTTATTTAATTATAACTCTACCTTTATCATCAATCTCAGCTTTATTGTCTCCATAAAGAGCTTTATATTTATTTACAAAGTCACTAAGTTTACCTTTAAATATGACATTATGGTCGTATATAAAAGTCTTTGGAACATTTGTTTTAGCTATAAAATTATTATCATGAGACAATAAATCAGTAAAAGATTGTTTGATAACGTTTTCAGTTGTATTAAATACTTTTGCAGCATCTTCATAATCTATAGTTATGATATTGCTATTGACCTTTAGTTTATTGATAATATAATGAATTAGCATTAATTCCATTTTACTATATTTGTTCTTTAGAATATAGTCAAATAAAGTATTACCAATAATACTAAATCCATCTCTTAAAGGAAGAGTGTTAGATACTATATGACAAATCATATTAGTTTCATCTTCATTAGATAAAGTATAAGTCTTTCCTCCTATTGTTTTATAATCCATTTTATAAATAGTTGGAGCAACTACTTTACTTTCTCTATCATAAGCTATATCTGCTTTGATTAACCACTCTTTCTTGAATACTAAATCCAATTTCTTCTTTCTTGCCATAATTATTTCTATTTTTATTAATAACATTAATTGTTACAAATATACAAAAAATATCCTATATGGTAACAAAATTCACGTTAATAAATGTAAAAATATGAAATATGGATATTTTGGTGACTAATAAAATCATAAAAATATCCTATATGGTTATTTTCACATATGTTAAATCATTGATAATCAGGCAGTTAGAGCAATTTGGATAATAGATATATATATATAGATGTACTTAATGAGTACGTTGGTAGAACCGATGCTTCACTATTTGTTGCACAAATAGTTTGTACTGCGAATGAAATGAGTAGTACAGATAATGGTACACCGACTAGTAAATAAAGTCAAAATTAAACAAATAAAGATATGAATAAACGATTAATTCAAGAAATAATTAACGCAGGTAATAAAGCTATGGATACTGTACCTGTGAAGTATAGTGTTGAAACTAAAGATATGACTTATTATGGTTATGATGGACTTTATTATGATGATAATCATGTAGAGTTTACTGATGATTATGATGATGAGATAAATTTATCTTATGAAGATATTATTGGTATTAGAGTAGGTATTGTTTAAAGAGTGTGTTATAAAGTTGAAGTGAATGGAAGTATGTGTAGAAGAGTTGCTCTAACTATTCCTACAACAATTCCTTATTCTCATCTTCCTTTCACTTTAACCTTATTATTAATCACATTACTCTTCCAACTATTATTACTGTTGCTCCTCCGACTTATCTAATCATCTATTTATCTCCTTTATCTCTGGTTTACAAGACTTTAAGTCCAATTCTTACTTTCTTGACCTGATTTACTGGATATTACTATACTTGATTTTATAAGTCTTCATTTACTGAATGTTTAATCTCAATATATTAATGTTATGCTTTGGAAACAAAATATAATAGGTATCACTAAGAGTGATATTCTTTCACTTATTAATATAGTAAAGCGTGTTCATGCTATTAATAATGATAATAATCTCAATGATACTGATAAGTTTAGAGAAGTATTTGCTACTCTTGAAGACTATCCTGTTGTTGATGATTGTGATATTATCAATGATAATTTGATTGATATTGATGATAATGATGATATAAATATTAAACTTATAGAAGAATTATGAACGTAGATTTAATTAAATACATAATGAAGATAATAGCAGTACCAATGCTGTTCTTATCTTTAATACTTATAAGTCATGGTTCTGATGACCATATAAGTTTTATAAATGTAATTGGGATTGTACTACTTTTTATAAGTGGTATTGTTATAGTTAATAACGTTGATAAAGATGAATAAAGACTTCCCATTTCCAAAATAAAGTTCTGTTTTACTAGTACGGTCTGTGAAGATAGTACTAGTTTATTTAATTAATTAATTTATTTGATTATGGAAAAGAAAACAGAAAATAAACTATTGCTGATACTTATTATTATTTTATTATTAAGTATATTTAGTTATATTAT